AGCATGTAAAAGGCTCGCATGATTCGCTATTCTTATACCTTCGAAATCACCAATGGCACTTCCATAATGTTCAACGTGAAGTTTTGTAGCCGGACTCGTCGTCCCGATACCGACATTGCCAGAACCCATGATCCGCATACGTTCAAGCGGGGCCGTTGTGTTTCCCGACCCCAATGTTTTAAACCGGATTCCAATCTGACTACTGTAATTTGCTTCACTTACACTTTCCATTGTGACGTGCCTGTAAAGACTACCATCGTGTGTGAATTTCAAAATTGCACCAGTTCCAGCGTCTTGTGTCGATGCAGCACCACTCGCACCCCCACCACGAGCTACCGATAAAGTAGCACACACTTTAGATGCCATACTAGAACCATCCCATAACTCACCCCCGTGCGTATGAAAAATGCTAATCGGATCAGTCGTCCCGATACCGACGTTGCCGTCACCATCCACGACCATTCGTTGTACGGGTAAATTATACCCCGCCGATGTTCCACTTGTATATATACGGAACTGCTGTTTGGATGCATTACCACCCTCTGGCCAAAATCCAATTTGTCCACCGAATTTACCATTCCCAGATGTGTCTGTATTTACAAATCCGATTGATGCATGTTTAGTTGTGTTGTCCCCTAATTCTTTATTCATGAGTGTAATCGTTGATCCAGTCGTTCCCGTGTCATTCACGAATATCCCCGTACCAAATTTAGAATCTTTAAGATGATATTGGTTATTGTCAGTGCCCCCACTACCACCCCCATCATAATATAGTATCGTATTATTGGTAGATGCTTGGTTTTCTGCTAGAAAAACACCCGATTTCATGTTAAGTTTTGAATCAGGAGCATTCGTCCCGATACCGACGTTGCCGTTAGTAAGTATACGCAAAGCTTCTGAATCACCACCCGTGGACAAAATAAGGTCATTAGTAGCATTTGATTTAATTGTGGCTCTTACACCCCCCCCTACTACTTCCCTAAAAGTATAACCACCGGCCACCCGCCCGATGCCAATATCACCATTAACTTCAAGTGCTGTAGCAGGAACATTCGTCCCGATACCGACGTTGCCACCTTGCTGCAGCGTCATAGCAGTTATCTGACCACTACCGGATGAAGCATTATCTCCAACTACGAACTTCATGGTACCATATCTACCGGCGTCACCATATGCATTCAAACTTAATGTGTTAAGTTCCATCCGTAACGAATGAATGTAACCACCCATGCTCATACTAAACGCATTACTTTCGTAAGGTGCTCCACCTGGATCGTCTAAAGTAGTGTGTATCACACCACCGTATTGTGTTTGTCCATCCCCAAAAACATGGAGTTTTCTGGTTGGTGCAATAGTCCCCACCCCAACCCTATTCTCTGTCGAATCCACGAAAAGAGTGTTCGTATCAAAAGCAACATCCCCCGAAGCTGTTAGACTAGAAACACTCGCCGCATTTGAACCCAACAGGGTACCATAGAGATTGGTTCCCACAAGAGCCGTGGCGGTCACAGTGCCAACAACATCCAACGCGGTGTCAGGGTTAGTCTTACCCACACCAACACGGGAGTTGACTGTATCCACAAAGAGGTTGGCCGTCCCCACCTCCAGGTTTGAGGAGACGTGGACGTTCCCATAGATATTTACGTCCAATGGGGTTCCCGATTCCATCGAAATACCTGCTTGAGAGGCGTTCCCTAACGTGTACCCAATGTTTAGACTGGTTGCCGTTTCATCGTACACTATGGCGACGTTACTGCTCCCCACGGGTCGTGTCATCACGATCCCGAGATCGGTGGCTATCTCCGTGACATTATCTTTACCAAGCTCGATGAGGGGGTCAGTGACCCGTAAGTGTTGGGTATCGACGGTTGTCGTGGTACCACTCACTGTGAGATTACCGGTAACGATGGCATCTCCTGCTACGTGGAGAGTGGCTTCTGGGTCCAACGTCCCCACACCAACCCTACCCACTGTAGTGTCCACAAAGAGGTTGGCCGTACCAACCTCCACGTTCGCCGTCGTCACGAACCCTGTCGTGACGTTCGCGAAGATGATAGTGTTTGAGGTGACGTTCCCCACTGTCGTGATAGCCTCGAGATCGAAGGAGGGGTAGATCTCGATGAATCCCAATCTGAGTCCCTCGCTCACGACATTCCCCTTGACCGTGAGGACATCCGAAGAGTCTCCGCTGACGTAAAGGTTCGAGCCGACTGAGAGGATATGCTGGGGGTTCGTATTGGCGATGCCCACCTGGGGAGCCCGTAACGCTGCACTCTCGACGTCCAAGAAACCATTGACACCCTCTACAGGCATTTAGTATAGGGGGAGGTTTTTTTGAAGGGACAAGTCCTACGGACTTGGAACGAGTGGCGTTTCTTACAAAGTGGGTTGCACTTTGGAGGAAATTTGTTTATTGGGGAGGGGTGGGCCATGTGATACTGTTCCAAGTACTCACGTATGTACCATTCGGGTCGATTGTTAGTGTGGATGGTAAATCTCGTAAAGCCTGGCGGTACGTTACCCATTCAGTCTTCTTTTCTGAAGACAATCCATTATCTGTGAACTGAGACCAATCAGATTCAGATAATTTTTTGTTACGATCCGAGCGTATCATATTTAAAAGTCCGTCTCTTTTCTGTTCGTCTGTCAAAGTTGGTACAGGTTCATCCACCATACTATTACTCTAAAGTAACATTTTATCTTTAACGCCTTAAAGGTAATGCGATCACCTCAAAAGACATACTGTCTATTCCTGCAGCGGGTGCAACATATATAGAATGGCGACCATAACTACTACCAGAATTATCACTGTCGATAATGAACGTGAGTGGACCAACTGCGCGATGATGATAATGATGATTCAATGTAACTGGTTCAGAGGGAGCGGCATTATATGTACCAGCACCATCACTAGAAGTATTAAATGATACTATACCCGCGGCATGCCCCTGCCAATAACGATAAGTACCCCCTTCGGACCCACCTCCCCATTTAATACGAATCGCGCATACACCGTCTGTGGAGGCAGATAGAGCATTGAAATCGCATAACTTATAATATGCACCAGAAGCTACGGTCCCTATAGCTGACATTGCCCTCAATACAGTACCTTGAATATGAATACCGGTACCGTGTACTTCTAAAGTTGAACTTGGATCCGTCGTCCCGATACCGACGTTGCCGTTAAAACGAAGAGTCATTAGCGGGTTCAGTGTAGCATCTACCAAGTCTGTTGCTGTACCTGTAGAACTTCCCTGTCCCCAATCCATACGTAATGAAGTGGCCGGGGTGGTAGTCGCCACATCCTTTACGATACCCGTATACATGAGCCACGGGAAGGTTCCAGCACCTGATCTATTAGTCATGATAGTTCCGCATTCTGGGAGAGGGTAATTGGGTCCGAGGCTGCCGCTGTATGTACTATGGTTCATGATGAGGAAAGTATCTTTGGTCCCCACTTTAGTATTAGTCTCTAGAGTGCCAGGTGCTAAATAAAGATTACCGCGATATTTGGACGACCCATTCACATCCAGAGTAGCCAGAGGACCCGTCGTCCCGATACCGACGTTGCCGTCACCTCTAACGGTCATTTTGGAATTTGACACTCCTATACCAGTTGCATTATCCACATTGTCTACACAAAATTGAATGTCACCACGTCCATTGGTAGCGGTTCTTTCGAAAAATATACCAGCTTTTGCGACACCGGGGTTTTCACCTACAGCGTTCGTACTAAAAAGGAGTGAGGCAGCAGTTCCTATCCCACCACTTGCTTTTTCTATGAGTAGTCCAGATGTAGCTTCAGCTGCAGCTTTATACACGTGAAGTGAGTTAGACGGACTATCCGTCCCGATACCGACGTTGCCGTCATATTGAAGTGTCATAGGTGTTACAGCGGTGTCATCATTTCTCACACCGAACCGCATATTCCACCGATCTCCGGTACCGGGAATATTGGTTCCATAAACTTCTACAGAACCAGCTTGACCATTATAATCGTCAGTATCCCTTCTTTCACATTGGAATCGCAAACCAACACCAAAACCGTCATCCACTGTACCAGATGATATGGCTCTTAGAGCTAGTGGATATGTCACCGTATTTGTATTGGTCGTAGTTTCTTGAATTGTTAACGGAAAATTGGGTGTCGTCGTCCCGATCCCGACGTTGCCACTGGTCATGATAGCCAAATTATTAGTACCTTGAACCTTTTTTATAGTTGGTACGGTATCTTCGGTAAAAACACCACCTTCTCCAAAAATAATACCGGGTGAACCAACACTACTGTTATTTTCGATTCGCAGAAGAGCTCTCGTACCACCACCAATTACATTTAGCATCCCAGCGTGATATGCCGAGGTAGTTGTAGCGGCACCGGCACCAAAAGTGACGTTGCCCACCACTGCAAGTTTGTTTTGTGGACTCGTCGTCCCGATCCCGACGTTTCCGTCATGACTTATTGTTAGTCTTTCAGCGAGAGTACCAGTACTTTCGGTGAAAAGTCCTAAACGGCTGTACCCACCGAATGCCTCTATCGCCGACATACCAATCGCACCCCTAGCCACGGGACCACCATTACTTGTGTCAGCCGAGTAAAATGAAAGTTTTCCCCATGAATCGGTTGTGCTCCAATCACTTGCATTTGTTGTTGTCGAGATTCGAAGTTCGGTGGGTGTAATCGTTGCCGACCCCGTAGCGGATGAAATTTCTAGAAGAGTATTCGGAGCATTCGTCCCGATCCCAACCCTATTCTCTGTCGAATCCACGAAAAGAGTGTTCGTATCAAAAGCAACATCCCCCGAAGCTGTTAGACTAGAAACACTCGCCGCATTTGAACCCAACAGGGTACCATAGAGATTGGTTCCCACAAGAGCCGTGGCGGTCACAGTGCCAGCAACATCAAGGGCTGATGTCGGTGCGGTTGTTTTACCGATGGAAATGTTATGTGCGGAATAGATGTCAGAACCCACTTCCACGAACGCCTCCGAAGCCGTGACAGCCTCATAATCTTCATCGTTATCGACGAAAATATCCGAGATGGCCTTGGTGGGATCGAACGTTTTCGTGTAATCACGCCAGTGTTCGAGTTTAAGGTCGGCAACTTCCGTGATTGTAGAGTCAATGGCATGTGCGAATGCGACCGCATGTGTTTCAACCTCAGCTTCCGTGGTCAACTCCGAGACGTGGTCTGTCGCCAAAGTTATTACCATCCTCGGAACTTTATTAACTTTACGTCTCTTGAATTTCAGTTTCCCACCACTGAAGGCAATTTTGGTCGTGTCACCGATCCACAACGAGTTCGTATCCACGTACATATCACGAATCTTCTTCTCCGCTGACCCAATATCGAATGTAGCGTTGGTCGTGGGGATGATATGACCACCGAACCGTATCCCACCGTTTACGTGTAACGTGTCTTCTGGTGTATCCGTCCCGATCCCCAATTTCCCACCCATCAAGGCAACGTTACTGGTCCCATCAGAGATCCAGTTCCCCGCGACGATCTTGAGGTTCTTGAAGGCCCCCGATGTGTCGAAGAAGTTGATGAATTCACCCCCCTGTGGTGCAGTCCGTGCGACGGTATCCTTGTACGCGAGGACCCGGGTCCCATCGATGGTCACGGTAAAGTATTGCTTTTCGAAGGTCACATAGACCTTCCCGTAGACCGAGTCCAAGTTGGGGATGGTCGCTGTGGTGAGGTTCCCATCATCGTACTTCAGAGTCAACGTCGTCCCACTAAACAACAAGGTGTATCCGTTCACGGCGGTACCAACACTCGTGTTCTGGAAGTTGAACGAAGAGATACCCTGAATCTCGAAGGTGGCGACCCAGATGTTTGGAAGTTTTAGGTCCCATTGTTTGGTCCCAGTATACTCGGTCACATCCTCCAAAAGAGTAGTGTTCCTCTCGACCACATTGATAAAAGTATCGAAACCAGCCGTACTATCCACTGCCAACTTCCCCACACGTAGGGTAGCATTCGGAATATTCAAAATACCCTGATGTGGCTGTATCGACATAGTTATTATAAGAGGAGGTTTTTTCTTACAAACTGGAACTCAATTTGTAAGAAAGGTTTTTTAATATAGGAGTGACCATTAAGCCACATTCGAGGTCTCTTCCTCCACGATCACATTCGAGGACTCTTCTTCCACTACCACATTCGAGGTCTCTTCCTCCACGACCACATTCGAGGTCTCTTCCTCCACGACCACATTCGAGGTCTCTTCCTCCACGACCACATTAGAGGACTCTTCTTCCACTACCACATTCGAGGTCTCTTCCTCCACGACCACATTCGAGGACTCTTCTTCCACGACCACATTCGAAGTCTCTTCCTCTGGTACCACTACTTCGTCGGGTCGTACGGGCCAAACAGGATTCGCTGGGTCTTCGGTCGTAGAAGGGAGGTCGCGGAGGGCCTGCATGTAGGTTTTCCATTCATCCATGACAGGTGTATTCATAGAGAAAGCTCGGATGACTACCCAATCCACCTCGGCGAGCCGCCTGTTGCGTTCTTCGCGGAGGTTTTTCCAATTCCGTTCTCGTACTATTTCTCGGAGTTTCGCTTCGAAAACTTCCTTCGATGGTTTTGTATACCCATCTGGGAACTGTATATCTTCGTATGTGTATTCAGGTTTTTTGGGGAAATCTACACCACATAAATCAAGTAAAGCTAACGATGCTATATAACACGCCTGTGACATTTAAAATAAGAATATATTAAATTCTAGTCACTAAATACCCATTAAAAGTACCGAGATAGCCTGCACTGTAAAGATCTATATTAGATACACGTACTTTAACTGTATCTCCTTCGTCTAATCTGAACGTAGCACTTGCAGTCTGACTATGCTGAACGGGTATGTTCGTTTTACGGTTATACCCTAAACTATTCCCCTCCGCGGTCGTGCCATTTACTGAGAAGTATATGGCGCTAATTCCAGATCTCGCATCGGGAAAATTTAGGACACTTGTATCAAAATGGTAAATACCATCAACTGGGGCTGTGTAATACCCACCGGTAGTGGCCGAAGCGGTTGTAAACTGTGTAGAACCAGATTTGACCTCGGTAAATGGAACAAAACCTGTATAATTATCAAACGTGCCCGTACCATTCG